CCCATTGCCTTACAAATGCCTTCTTTTGCGAGTGTGGTTTTACCATTACCCATCGGACCTTGAATTGCAAAGACGTTGCCAACCGATTTTGGATTGGATATTTCACGTGCAAGGATGGATATGATTTGCTGTTTTGCCTGTGCATGACCGAATACTGCCTTGTCCATTGTATCTTTTACACTGATAAGATACTTACCGATTTCTTCTGGAGATTGGTCGCGTGTAATTGGTGGTTTCAAATAAGTATCGAATGGGATTTTAGACAAGAGATTCATACGTTGGATTGCCTTGGAACAGTCACTGAATGGCGATACATCATTCATATCGTCGATCATTCGTATCATATTCACTTTAGAACGGTCGGATAAGTGTGCTGACTGTAATACACGGAAACGTAATGGGACTTCGGATAATTGGACTTTTGCCAACTTGTTTTCGCGTTCGACGATGTCCTGTTGAACTTCCTTTGAAGCCGCTTTAATCCATTCGGTTTCTTCATCGTTGTAAAAGGTGTTTTTTGGAAGACCTTCGATAGGTGGTTCATATTCGCCCATATCATCGTCGTCTTCATCATCTTCGTCTTCGTCACTATCGTCGTCTTCATCATCTTCGTCTTCACCGTCTTCATCTGGATTATAATCGGAATCGTCGTCTTCATCGTCTTCGGAATTGTATTCTTCGTCGTCATCTTCTTCAAATGTGCGACGACTTCGTTTGGTTACAACCGGTTTAGGACGTGGGTGGTCAATACGAATATTTGATATGCCATTTCGAATGGTTGTGTAATGATACTGAAAATTGACTTCAATGTCGTTCATTGCCGATGATGTTGGTCTTTGTTCGATTTCAATCGGTGGTTGTGGTTTTGACAATGTAATTGCGTTTTGTTGAACAGGGACAATTTCAGTTGCAGTCTTTGGTGGTTGAACACGTTTGTTGTTTGACGGCACCGGGTCATCAGTCTTGGTATTCTTGGTCTCTAGATTCTTTGTATCGAGACGTTTTACTACAATACTTTTCATGAGATGCGCTAATAGACTTTCTTTCGGTTTTTTACCATTTGGACCATTTTGACGACCATTGTCATTTCGTCGAAAGGGTTTGACATTTTTTTTCGAATCGGATTCAGTGTCTTTACTGGTCTGTTCTTGACCCGATACCGGTTCTTGTGATTCGACGACTTGTGACTGTTGTTCAGTCTGTTGTTGAACAGTCGAATCGGTATTGTCTGTGGTTTCGGTAGTATTTACATTGCATACGCGTTTTGGTTGATTGGTAGTCATTGTCGATAGTGTATATAGGGTATATAGGGTATATAGTATAAATGTCAATGGGAATGTGTGTATAGTAACATGATAACTCGTGTACATTTCCCATCAAAATTATGGAAAGATTGGTAATGTCTGGAATGAACGGATGAAGTTTTCGACGCGGAGAAATGACTTATCCATACCCTTCAAGTATTCATGAGTTCGGCGTACAACCGCGATGTCGTTTGCTTTCCGTGCAGCCTCTTCCAATGTATCGTAATAGAAAGGATAATCGCGTCCAAGATATTCAACGACCGGTTCGATGCGATTCACAAGTATCGGCGTGTTACGGACGATGGATTCGATAATTGTATTGACCGCACTCGCATCAATAAGGTATATGAATATAATGCACAATTGAAATAATCGGTCGTATTCTTCTGCGGATAATTGTGGGAGTAGTTCAACGGTGTTATACAATGGAACCAGTGTATTGTCGGATGAAGATGAACGGTCGCGGTTATCACGTGAGATTTGCATCGTCGATTCAGTGGAATCCACCGAATCCCCACTTTCTTGTAAAAAGCGGTAATAACCTTCCATTTGTGGTCCCTTCAACGCACACTTTTGATACTGTAGCGGATTTTCATTGAGATTTAGGCGGAAGATTGCACTGATGTCGCGATACCATGCACCGACTTGGACGATACGATGCGCAGAGAGTTGCTCGAAATCTTCGAGTTGGAAACATCGCGACGCTTCGATGAACTCGGTTGGATGACGAAGAACATAGACCGGGATACGATGATATTTCAACTCGCGCAATTTACCTTCGACCTGTTTTCGTAGATAATGTGTCATGACAATCAATGCGGAGCAACATGCGAGACTATTGATAAATGCTGGTTTATTAAATAAGGCAACTACGTTATAATCCGTATAATCCACACGTGATGTATGATGAATAAATCCGACCCATGGGCGACAATATGGAATAATACCAAGCGCAACGGCACTATCGTAGTTCCAATGGAATGTTCGGTCGAGATACAAGTCACATAGGATGGCAGAAGAGTCCAATGACGCCATATTTCGTTCGATATGATGAATCACGTATTCCCATCCGGAGCGATGAACACCTTTCATGTCATTTTGGTCCATATAGTGAATATTAATAGGATGCGATGGAATTGCAGGAATCGTCGAACTGAAATTCTTATGAAGATACGAATAGACTTTGGCGTAAAATGCCATCGACCCCGTCTTGACTTGTTCGTCGATCAACCATACGATGTCGTCGGAGAGTGTATCAATCGTTGCACCGTTTGACATTTTTTCTACGAGACCCCACTGGTATGGCGTTTTTAAGTGACCGGTAATTAAGTAGAGTAGGACAATCGCGTTATATAGATGGTCCTCCTTGCGCTCATAAATCAAATAGGATTTACGTATTTGTATCATCATCTGTGTCTTTATTGTATCGTCCATCGGATGTCGCGGTGTTGCACGTGTGGTGCCGATAATCTGAGACCATTTGCGCCCATACGTCTTTGCAAGGGGATGTAATCGTCTCGTTAATTGCGAGAGGTTTCGATGAATGATATCCGAATTGCGCAATACGGCATCGATTGCATCTGGTAGGACATTGAGACGGTGTGCATAAGACAGTTGAATCAAGTCGTTTTCTTCTAATAACGTCTTGACTTTCGGCGTTGTCGATAGAGAGATGAATGGGATTCCATATAGAATACAAAAGACATGCGCATGAAAACGCCAGCAGACTGCGACGTCAAGGTTACCGATTTGCTGGAATATACTTTGCGGGTCACTATATACGGACACCTTGTGTCGGTGGGGAACAGGAATACGGTCATAGACTTCTTTATTGATTCTGCGGTCGTCTTCGGATGCAATGGTGCCGTTGCACATGGTGAAGAGGGAAATCCGTGCGCGTCTTTGAATACATTTGTCGAGTAACTGGTGAATCGCATTCATGAATTCGGGATGGCGACATGTTTGACACAGGAAGAAACCGACGTGAAACCCAGACATCTGTTCGCGACTGGATGCAATACGGATATATCGCGAAACCTTGCGTATATTACGGACCATACTACATTGACCCGTCAATGTTTTACGACAGTAGGCAAATACAGGGTCTGGTAGCACTTCACTATGTCTTTCTGTCAGACGCGGTAGGAATGCAAGGTAATCCGTTCGGTTACGGAAGATGACGTATTCGAAGAGGTCCATGCGAGACTGGATTTCTTGGTAATCCGAATTGCAGCTCACTCCAAATGCGTAGAATGGAATATTTTTATTATGGCGCATCATTGCAGTTCGTTTCATCGCGATGAGTCGATCGAGGAAATAGGTGTTGATGACTTCACCGCCGAACAAGACGACGACATCCGTTGTCTTAATCAGTTCGTCCATTGCCTCCTTATTGTGGATTTCAATTGTATCGGTCGATAAATAACGTGGTATTACGATGAGATTGCGTGTCGAACGAAAAATGGTTTGTGCGTATTGTAATAAAAGGTCATCACCGAGGTTCTGCTTGTAATAGTAACCGGTGATGAGGATACGAATAGATGATTGTGGCATGATGGATGATATAGGTATATTGTATTGAATATACGAATGTATTTACTATTTAAATCTATAATAAAAAACTGTACATCTATTTTTTATTATTATTTATTCTTCTTTATCGTTCGCACGAACGTCTAATACGACTGGTGCAACATGAGGTGCGACACGCGGAGACGCAGGAAGCGATGGAGGTGGTGTGACTTGAGTGGAGACTTGGACGGTTTGAATAATTCGATTTCCATATTGGAACCATGTGGTAATGACGAATAGGCATCGGGTGCTCTCGCATAGGTCTTCGTCGGCGACCCGAGATGTTGTATCGATGTCATTTTGTATTTCGTATGGATATATGGGTGTCTATTCTTTATCCGGACACCTTTGCGTTGCAACATAGGTAAATTCTTATTATATGATATACGATAAACCGAACGAATATATAAACGATGGACCAATACGACTTGGCAATATTCAATATGGCAGATGTGGACCCGACACAACGCGATAATATCAACTTTACCATTCAAAACATGTATAATCGCGGAGACTTAGATTTGAATGCACCTCTAGGTAGTTACATCGTATTGCGTGTATTAAATACAAAAATGAACCAAGTCATCTCGGAAATGTCACAATATCGGTTCCGTAATGTCCCAAAAGGTTCCCAACAATATAACTTTATCGCATCACAACAACCTCCAGTGGGTGCCATCATCAGTCAATCCGGACAAGTTCCACAAGTGATGCAGATGATTCAACCGGGGTATGTTCAAGGAACTGTGCCGATGGTTGCACAAGCACAACCACAAGGACAAACACAAGTGTCTGAACCATCCGTATCACCGCTCATGCCAAAACCGACCGCAGTTGATTCACAAGAAATCAAGGATGCGATTATTGCGATTTTGAAAACACGCGACAACCGTCTGGCAAGTATCATCGACGATTTCGAAGTCGTAGAACCTCTTTCATTCAGTCGAACATTTATGGCAGGTGCAGTGAATGTAAAAGGAAACCCAGTCGATACCATTAAGGACACTTTACGTGAAGAAACGAAAATACGCGATGCATTTGAAAAGAAATACACGAAAGATGACCGTATGTCGCAATTAAAAAAGGAATTGAAAAAGGCAGGTGTTCCAGGATTCTTAAAGAAAGTCGGCAATCTATTTCGTAAAGAAAAGTCGATTACAACCGGCAAGATATCAGATTTCCGAAGTGTAATGACCGGTATACAAGAAGCAATCGATGAAGACGTTGCTGAAGGACGCAAGTTGTATAAAAAATACTTGCTGTTGTTATTAATCGTCCATTACGACAAATTACCAGAAGGCGTGATTAAGAATAGTATTGCACCATATTATTCTGCATTATATAATGATAACAAAGACCTTAAACAGACCAATATGGACAATATATTCACTGTTATTAAGGAACAATTCAAGATATTACAAACTCATTTGACTGAATTACATACGATTATGACGCAATATAGTACCAAGATTGAACGCGAAGAAACCGCATTGTCTTCATCAAAAGGCGGTGCCCGACAGCGCCGTTCGCAACGCGCGCATCGTTCCCAATTGCGCCGTCGATTGAAAAAAGTGGAATAAATAATAAATCGTCGTATCGACATGATTCATTAGGAAATAGTCATCAGATTTGCATTGAAATTTGATGAACATTTATGGATTTACATCTAAAATAAAAAAGACATCATATAATATATTTTTAACCCGCATATCGATACCCACGTGTTAAAAATGTCATTCCATCAAGAATTAGAATATGGTCCAGAAATCCAAAAGATATCCGGAATCCAATTCTCTCTTATGTCCCCAGAAGAAATACGTCGCCGTTCTGTCGCAGAAATTATTACAAACGAAACAATCGTCAATGATACACCTGTTGCAGGTGGTCTCTTTGACCCGCGTATGGGCGTATTGGACCATGGTAAGAAATGTCCAACCGACGAATTAGACAATCGTAACTGTCCAGGGTATTTCGGGCATATTGAATTAGGAAAAAAGGTGTTCTATATGCACTTTCTAAAATACACTATTAAAACTTTATATACTGTTTGTTGGCGTTGTTCCAAATTATTAATCGCACCATCTGATAACGAATTACGCAAAGTCATCCAATCCACAAAGGGTGTCAATCGCTTCCTCGCAGTCTCCGAATTATGTTCCAAAGTCCGCATTTGTGGTGTCCGCAACGACGACGGTTGTGGCGCTCCGCAACCAACGATTATCAAGAGCGAACCGAACTCGATTGGTAAATTATGCGCGGAATGGAATTCAGACGATGTCGGTGCCCCTGCATCGGAAATGGAAGACGTAAAAGAATCGTCTGCATCAAAAGTATCCTATAATCAATTAATATGGGATGCGGATGATGTCGAACGTATATTCCGTCGTATTACAGATGACGAAGTGGAACTTATCGGTATGAATCCACAATACTGTCGTCCGGAATGGTTAATATGTTCCGTATTACCAGTCGCACCGCCATGTGTTCGTCCGTCCGTTCGTGCAGATAATAACACCCGCATGGAAGACGATTTGACACATAAATTATGTGATATCATCAAGACCAATAAGACATTGAAACAGAAGATTGCGATGAACGCGCAAAAGAATGTCATTGATGAATGGTATAAATTATTACAATTCCACGTCGCAACCCTTGTCAATAATAACCTTCCGGGTATTCCACAAGCACAACAACGTAGTGGTCGTCCATTGAAATCAATTATGAACCGTTTGAACGGTAAGGAAGGTCGTGTCCGTAACAATTTAATGGGTAAGCGTGTCGATTATTCTGCACGTTCAGTCATTACTCCGGATGCGCGTTTGAAATTGAACCAACTCGGTGTTCCTTATGATATCTGTATCAACTTGACATTCCCTGAAAAGGTCAATGCGTATAACAAGGAACGCTTATTGGGTTATGTTCGTAACGGTTATTACAAATATCCGGGTGCAAAATCAATCAAACGTAAGGCAACGGGCAAAATCATCTCATTGAGTGTTCTTGATACATCCACTCTCGAATTATACGATGGAGATATCGTCAATCGTCACTTGATTGAAGGCGATATCGTCCTATTTAATCGTCAACCATCGTTACACAAGATGAGTATGATGCAACACTCGGTCGTTCCGTTACCATACAAGACATTCCGTTTAAATGTCTCGGTAACTCGACCTTATAATGCGGATAAACATTCGATGTTCGCAACAGGGAGCGTGAAAAGCGTGTAACTCCCTAGTAAGGAAACCAAGGCTTCCTTTCGAACCTTCCTTTGAACAAAGGAATTGGATTTGGAAGGAACGTTGGATTCACCCTTGCAAGACACCTTGATGCGGGAAACCCTTTAGAACCTATACTACCACTCCATACGGGAAACTGAATGGAGGAACTCGATTAACAGTCGAACCCAATGGTAATAATGTATAGGATTAGGCAATCCGCAGTGTTATCTCCTAAGTCCGTTATGGTAGGATATGGAGAGCATTCAGAGACTGAACGGGTGTCGGTCAATGATGATGAGCTAACCACTCGAAATTGACTTAAGATACAGTCCAGCCTCTATGGAGACATAGAGAATCAGCTGTTCGACGGTGATAAACACATTCATTCTTGTCACCAACAGGAAGCGTGAAAAGCGTGAAACTTCCTAGTAAAGGAAATCAAAGTATTCCTTTAAACTCTCCTCTAATTCGAAGGAAGGTTTAAAAGGAAACCTCGGTTTCCTTTGCAAAACATCTTGTTGCGGGAAACCCCTAAAGTTCTAACTACCACTCCATTCGGGAAACTGAATGGAGGAACTCGGTTAATTGCCGAACCCAATGGTAATAACGTTAGAAATTGGGCAATCCGCAGTGTTATCTCCTACGTCCGTTATGATAAGGATATGGAGAGCATTCAACGACTGAACGGATGTTGGTCGATAATGACGGTCTAATCAACCTGAATTGGCTTAAGATACAGTCTAGTCCCCTTTGGAAACTCTGGGGTAGTCACGGAAATGAATATGCACGTTCCACAATCGGAACAATCGCGTATTGAACTCGCAGAACTCGCATGTGTTCAATCGCAAATCGTTTCACCAGCACAACACAAACCGATTATCAGTATTGTCCAAGATACATTAGTCGGTTCCTATCTATTTACACGTTATGACAATTACTTGACACGCCAGGAATGTCTCGACATTCTCGTTGATATAAAGTCATTCAAAGGTGTATTACCGCCACCGGAAATTCCCGCAAACGCAAGTGATGCACAATTACCTGCGGGATTCCCGAAATACAAATATCCTGACCGTTCTATTCCCTTATGGTCCGGTCGTCAAATCTTCTCGATGATTATTCCACCAGTGAATCTCAAGACAAAGAACGATAGTGCGAAATACGATATCGCAGAAAATCCACACAACTTTGTCCATATCGAAAACGGTATTGTGAAATCCGGTGTATTCGACAAGAGTATTCTCGGTCAATCCAATAGTTCGTTAATCTACATTATATTCAACGAATTTGGACCTGAACGCACCCAGCAATTCCTCGATGATATCCAAAACATTATTACGAATTGGATTATCAAGTCCGGTTTCAGTGTCGGTATCGGCGACTTGATTCCTGATATGGAATCCTCGGCAAAGATGCGCGAAATCATCAATACCAAGAAACGCGAAGTCATCGAAATCATCGAACATGTCCATAAAGGTATTCTCGAACACAAATCGGGTAAGACTACTGCGGAAGAATTCGAAATGCAAATCTTGAAGGCATTAAATGTCACAACAAATGAAACAGGTAAGATTGCATTGAAACACTTAAATAGCAATAATCGCATGTTAAACATGGTCTTATCTGGTTCGAAAGGTAGTGAAATCAATATCGGTCAGATGATTGCCTGTGTCGGACAACAAGCAATTGACGGTCGCCGTATTCCTTACGGTTTCACTGACCGTACCTTACCACACTTTCACAAGTATGACGATGGTGCATCTGCACGTGGTTTCGTTGAAAGTAGTTTTATGCGTGGGTTGAATCCGACTGAATTCTTCTTCCATGCTATGGGTGGGCGTGAAGGTTTAATCGACACAGCGGTCAAATCTGTCACTGGTGACACTCCAGTCATCTATATGGAAAATGGTGAAACCAAATACGCAAATATCGGTGATTGGATTGATTCACTCCTTGCAAGATATCCGAATGAAGTGAATCACTTTGAAGAACGTCAAATGGAACATTTATACTTGAAGGACAATGTTGTCATTCCAACAACCGACGAAAATGGTCGCGTCACTTGGGAACAAGTTACCGCAGTTACACGTCACGACCCAGGTGTTGAATTATATGAAATCAAGACAGAAGGTGGTCGTCGTGTTATCGTAACCGAATCGAAATCATTATTGATATGGAACGAAGATACTAAGAAACTTGTTGAAACTTCAACTCCAGATATCAAAGTCGGTGATTCTGTTCCAGTTACAATGAATTTACCATACGCAGAATCAGGTGTCTATGACGAATCGAATCCAGATACAATTATTCACGCAACTCCAGATATCATACGTCAATATATCGATTCACGAATGAACGCAGAAGGGCGTATTACTGTTGATACTCAAAAGGAAGCGGATATCGTCGGAATGTGTTATACACGTCTCGGTTTATATACTACGATGAAAGTCGAAGATAATCGCTTTACTGTTGAAGTATGTGATAATCCAGTAACACAAAATGATGTTGTCCTCGATAGAATCGTTGAAATCAACGTAATCGGTATTGAAAAGTATCCAAAAGTCTATGACTTGACAATTCCAACTACATTAAACTTTGGATTAGCGAATGGTCTCCAAGTCCGTGATACTTCCGATACTGGGTATATTCAACGTAAATTAATTAAGGGTATGGAAGATGCCCGTATTATGACTGATTATACTGTTCGTAATGCAAACGGAACAATTCTCCAATTCTTATACGGTGAAGATGGTTTCGATGGTGCAAAGATTGAAAAACAAAAATTGACTTCGCTCGGCAAGAGTGACAAGGAATTATATGACATGCATCACTTGAATATGGACGATGATTACTTACGAACTGTCTATTTGGACGAAATTGTCCGCGATATCTTGTCACACAAGGAATTACTCGAAGAACAATACAAGAAACACTTGAATAAGATTATATCCGACCGCGACTATTACTTTGAACACATCTTCAAAGGAAAGATGGACCAAGAACTATATGCGCCAATTAATATCCAACGTCTTGTCGATAGTGCATCACAACGTTTCAGTAACAAGACTGGATTATCCGACTTACATCCGCAATACGTATTCAATCGTTTAGACGAATTGGAAAAGTCATTAACGATTACAGAAAAATTCAAAGGCAACGAACTGATTATGGTTCTTGCACACTTGCGTTTATCGCCAACATTATTAAATAAGACAAGAATTAATAAACTTGCATTTGATTATATTATCGCATCGATACAAGAACAATTCCATCGCGCAATCGCACATCCTGGCGAATTAGTTGGAACAATTGCAGCTCAATCTATGGGCGAACCGAGTACTCAGATGTCGATAGTTGGTTCATCGCACATCGTTATTAATAGTGCAAATAACTATTATAGTGGCGATATTAAGACATTCTGTGACAAGTTGTTTGAAAAGTATAGCGAACAATCACTTCATTATGACAATGATAGTTCTATTCTCGACTTACCAGAAGACTTTTACATTATCGGTGTTAGTCAAGACGAAAAGACTTCATGGAGACGTATTAGTCAAATTAGTCGTCATCCTGCAAACGGCGGTCTTGTTGAAGTTGTAACTCGAACTGGTCGTCGTGTAACTGGAACACTCTCACATTCCTTCTTAACCCGAAGCGAAGAAGGTGTCGTTCCAATCCTCGGAAGTGACTTAACGATTGGATTACGTATTCCTATTGCAAAGACTATCCCTGAATTACCAAATCCAATCTATACAACAACAGTTGAAACCGACCGCGATACATTGACATTCGACCTTGACCGAAAGTTCGGTTGGATATGCGGTATGTATTTAGCAGACGGTTCAATTAAACCAAATTCGAACATTATCAGTATTTCAAAAGTCGATAGTAAAGTCGAAGAATTATGTCGTGAATTCTGCGATAAGTATGAATGTAAATTTTCGAATAAACAATGGGAAGGTGAATACGGTCAAACTAAAGACAACAACATACACTCCAAAGCAGTCATGGTATTTATCCG